CCCCTGCGGTACGGAGGCCACCCGGAAGCGTCCTAACGAGCAGCGGACAGGGTGGCGGCTAACTCCAGCATCACGCTGGGGATTAGTCGCCGTCCACCCATTGCGAGCCTTCAAGCAACAGACAGGGATGGTTAGTGCAGGTGGTTGGGCGCATAGATGGGCCCGAGTTCAGGAACCTGAAAGGAGTCATACATGAACGGTTTTCTCGGTCGGTCGCTGGCGAGGCTTCTCAAGGACGGCGAGGAACTGGCCGCTCCGGCGAGGGCGATTGGCGAACTGGCGTATGCCCGTCCTGCGACTGGAGAAGACGCGACCAACGTGGTCACTGGCCGGCGTGCGTTCCGGTATCAGATCGAGTTCGACAGCCTTGCCGACCTGACCATGTTTGCCGACAGCGTGCGGGAACTGGTGGACGCCGTGACCGGAGAGCGGAGGTGAGCGATGCCAAGACGCCGCTGGCTGACTTCGCTGCTGAGTTCCCGTTCTGTGCCGTGTGTTGGAACCGGGACACGCTGCACATCCACCACCTGCAACAGGGCGCAGCGAGGGTGCATGACCGGAGGAACCTGCTCCGGCTGTGCCGCTACTGCCATGAGGGGCTGCACTTCGGCGGCAAGGACGACCTCACGAAAGGGATGCTGCTCACGGCCAAGCGAGAAGTTGACGACGCCTACTACGACCCGTCGTTCTTGGCTTCGCTTCGGCACAAGCAGCATCTCGGCTACGACCCGCAGCGTTATCCGGTACGTGTCTTCGTGTTTCGCAGGCGGAACGGAATCCCACAGGAGTTAGCCCGCATGGCCATCAACAGCAGGAACAAGGGGAAGAAGGGCGAGTTGGAGGCGGCGGCCGAATGGAATCGGCTCGTCCCCAAAGCCCATGCCCGGCGGAGCCAGCAGCACAGCGGCACGGAGTCGTCCAGCGACCTCATCAGTCCGGGCACTCCGCATCTCTGGCTGGAGGTGAAGCGGGTGCAGGCGTTGAACCTGACGGCCGTCATGGAAACGTCCCGCGAACAGTGCGGCGAACTGTGCCCGGTGGTGCTGCACCGCAAGAACGACAGCGAGTGGCTGGTGACGTTCCCGTTGGAGGACATCAAGCGGTTCGTGCAACAAGTGCAGGGAGGCATGTAATGCCGGAGAACCACAGTTTCTTGATTGCCGGCGTGCGGTGGCTGTGGCGGTATGCCCGCCTCAAAGGCAACGCCGCCGGCTGGGCCCAGTGGCCGGACCCCAAGAACCCGACGCTTGCCAAGAAGGTGTTGATTGACGAGCGGCTCAGTGGGCGTGCCCGCCTCGACACGGAGATTCACGAGTACCTGCATGCGGCCAACCCCACGCTCAGCGAGGAGCATGTCACGCAGCAGGGCAAGGAGTTGAGCAGGATTCTGTGGGCTCTCGGATACAGGATCAAGGAGGGGTCGTGAAGGTCCGCTTGGAGTGGTTTGAGATCAGCCGTGCCGCCCTCGTCGGCGTGTCTCGCAACGTCGAGGCACTGCGGAAGGGGTGCGTCAACCGGATGCCGATCAACGACGAGTGGTCGATCCATATTCTCGGCGCTCTTGGAGAGTGTGCGTTTGCGAAGGCCAGCAACCGGTACTGGAACGGGAGCGTGAACACGTTCAAGGCCGGAGGCGACGTGGGCGAGACGATTCAGGTCCGCACTCGTCGCGACCACAACTGGGACTTGATCGTCAGGAACGACGACAAGAGCGACGACGTGTACGTGCTGGTGACTGGCGGGCCGCAGGAGTTTGTGGTTCGCGGCTACGTCTCCGGATCAGACGCAAAGCAGGATTGTTTCAAGGCCGATCACGGCGGGCACGGCGAGGCGTTCTTCGTGCCGCAGGACAAGTTGAGGCCGATTGCTGAGTTGACTGACACGAAAGGACAGCCATGAATGCCACGACGATGCAGACGTTCACGGGCAAACTGGTGGACCTCTCCACGTTCAACGAGGGCCACGTCCGGTTGCCGGACATTGCCCACGCCCTGTCGATCATCAACCGGTTCACCGGACACTCCAAGTGCCCGTACTCTGTGGCCCAGCACAGCGTCCTCGTCAGCCGCCTGACGTTGCCAGAGAACGCGCTGTGGGGACTGTTGCATGACGCCAGCGAGGCATATCTGGGTGACGTAGCCACGCCGCTCAAGAGAATGCTGCCGGGCTACCGGGAACTGGAGGAGCAGGTGCAGCGCACCATCGCAAGGGTGTTCCGCCTCCAGTGGCCCATCCCGGAGGACGTACACGAGGCGGACAAGCGGGCGCTGCTGGCTGAGAAGCGTGACCTGCTGACGTGTGACCACGACTGGGGGATTGACGTTGAGGCTCATTGCGGGCCCGTGAATCCCTACAACTGGGTGCAGGCGAAGAAGTTGTTTGAGGACCGGTACAAGGAGTTGGTGCCATGAAGGAAACGCAAGGTGCTGGAGTGCGGTACGAGACGGGTGCGGTGCGGTCGTCGGATGCGGAGTTGACCCGCTACGACTTGATTTCTCCGGTTGGCTTGGCGGCTGTGGCTGCGGCGTGTGCAGAGGGTGCGGCCAAGTACGGGGACTTCAACTGGGAAAAGGGGATGCCTGCGAACGACCTGCTGAACCATGCCATCCGCCATCTGTATCTGTTTCTGGGCGGCGACCGGTCGGAGGATCATCTGGGCCACGCCGCATGGAATGTCATGGGTGCGATTCACTCTCTGGAGGTGTGGCCGCACCTCAATGAGGGGACGTTGCGAAGCGGCCACTATGAACCGCCGGAGAAGTAATGAGCGAAGTCGTAAAGGAATACGACGACGAGAACATCACGGACGATTGCGACGACGGGTGGAGGCGGTTTTGCAGCGAGGTGCTGATCCGTGCCAGTTATCACCTCCGTGACCTGTGCCGCCGGCTGCGCCTTCAGGGCTGGCGGCGGATGCTGCCGAACCGTCGGAAGGCAGGGGAGATACTGCGGCAGCAGGTGGCCGCCTACCGGTGGGTTTTTGAGGGGCAGGGCGGCGACTTCTCCTTCGACCGGACCTGCGAGGACGTAGGGCTGGACCCGTATTTGGTGCGGCAAAAACTACTGCGTCAATGCGACCCTCCGGAGGACATAAATCTGTTAGTCCGGGAGGTACTGCGTCAGGAGGTTTTGTATGCCGGCCGTGCCAAGCGTCGCAGAAAAGATCAAGTTGCTGGTGGAGTGGGCACCAGCATTGTCCCTGCTGTCCGTGATCTCCGCAGCCGAAACGCCACGAGATCGAGCCGCAGGGGCGCTCAAACTCATGCGGTTTGTCGCTACCAAAACGACCACCCAAGTGGACGACGACTTGGTTGAGCGGGTGGAGGCGTGCCTCCTGAGCCCGCAGGGCGACGAACTGTTCCGCTACATCGTCGCCCTTGTCATGGCGATTTCGTCCGCAGAGGTGCCGGAGTGATGAGTACGGTTGCTCTTGTCGGGTTTTCGGTCGCCGGGCTTGCGGCAGCGTACCCGTATCTAGTCCGGAAAGCCGGCTCGCAAGTGCCGGCCGACACGATCCCGGACCGTGCTGGCTGGGTGAACCGGCTGTTCGTTCTGGCGGCGACGGCCGATGCGGCAAAGGAGCAGGACGTGTCCGATGCGGCTCGCGTTCTTATTGCCGCTCTGGTGGCGCCTAAGAGGGGGTAGCCATGCGTAATGTGCTTGTGGCGGTCGGCTTGCTGGCTGGCCTGCTGGGCGTCGGCGGCTCTTTCCTGCCGTCGCTGAAGCGGGTGGTTGTCGTCACGCCAGACGCCAATCCGTCCGGCGTGTTGGCTGGCGTAAGCAAGGCGGACGCCGCTTTGCTGCGGGAGTTCTACGCTGTGCTGGCGGACATAGTGGTGCGGGATGGCGTTGCAAAGGAGCCGGTCTGCAAGACGGTGTTCGACCTCCGGAACCGGCACAAGTATGCCCTGTCGATGGCGTTCACGGGCACCGGAATTGTCGGCCGGTACGAGGGGCTGGGCGAGCGGCTGGACCAGTACCTTCTGGCCGCTGTCGGCGGCAAGGACTTGCCGCTCACGCCGGACCTGCGTGAGGCCGCTGCAAAGGCGTTCAAGGCGATCTAGGGGGGCTGTATGCCGGAACTCTACGGCTCTCCAGAAGACATCGTTCGTGCCTACGAAGGCGGTCTGGTCGGCTCATACTGCGACCCGCGAGCGACTGAGCGGCTGCTGGCCAAGTTGCCGATGCCACTGTTTGGCAACACCCTTGCCGGAAGTGGCGAGGGGAAACTGGTTCTCGGGTACAAGGCGGTCGTGGCGTTTGAGCGGGCGTGCGGCCGCAAGCCATACGACGAGACGCAGACCACAGGCGACTGCGTGTCGATGACTGTTCGCGGAGCAGCCGATACTGCACGGGCGAACGACCCCGACTTGTCCAGCACAGAGGACTGGGTTGACAGGACGGCGACCGAGCCGCTGTACGGGGCTCGTGGGCATGGCGGAGAGGGGGCCAGTTGCTCTGAGATCGTGGGCTGGGCCCACACGACGGGCGGCTTGATGCTGCGGAAGGACTACCCGGAACTGAACCTCGACCTGTCCAAGTACAACGCCTCGATTGGCATCCGCTGGGGGTCGCGAGGCGTGCCGGCCGCCGTGACGAGCGAGGCCAAGAAGCACCAGATAGGCACCATCAGTCTGGTGACGACGTGGCAGCAGGCCCGCGACTGTATTGCCAACGGCTATGGGCTGGTGTGCTGCTCCAATGTCGGGTTCCGGCACGTTCGCGGCAGTCGGGGCGAGAGCGTCCCGCAAGGCACGTGGCACCACGCGATGCAATGGCATGCGGTGGACGCCACGTCAGCGGACACGACGTGGTTCTGCGTGCAGAACTCGTGGGGCTGGAACTGGATCAGCGGACCGCTCGTCCATGACCAGCCGGAGGGTTCGTTCTGGATCGACCACCGGGTTGCCCAGCGGATGATTTCGCAGGGCGGAACCTACGCCGTGTCGAACGTCAACGGGTTCCCAAAGCGGACGCTGAAGGACTGGGGAGCGAAGGAGATTCTGGGATGAAGATTTCCACTGTCACGGTGGCGGTGTGGCTGGCGTTTGCTCCGGCCGAGACGCCGGCCCCCCAGCCCGCACCCGTGAAATGCTGCGGCAAGTGCGGCGGGACAGGCATGGTGCCGACTGGCGACGGTATCACCCGTGTCTGGTGCGAGTGCCCGAAGACGTGCCCGTGTGCGGAGAAGCGACCGAAGCCGGCGAGTGCCCAGTGCAAGGATGGGAAGTGCAATGCCCGATGACCTCCGCACCTACGTGCTGCGGCACATGCCGCTGGGTGCCCGCATGATCGGCCGGGAGCGGCTCGACTTCTTGATCGACCACGCCGTGCAGTCGTGGCCAAGCGGGGAGTTGATGGCCAGCCGGCCCGGCACGACTCGTTCCCGCCGGGCGTTGGCCGGAGCCGAGCGAGACGTGCGACTGGCGTTTGAGAAACGCTACGGGTTTTTCTGGACTCTTGTGCTTTCGGCCTTAGTATCAGCGGTGGTCCAGCACGTTTTCAAGTGGTGGCTGGAGCGTCATTCGCACCGGGAGCAGATGGAGACTTGGCGGAAGGGAGCCGCAAGATGAGTCGCATGGACGTGTACGAATTGGCGTTGCGGATGTTTGAGCGGTACGGGTTTGGCCTTGCGCTGGCCACCTTCCTGCTGTGGTTCGTCCGCGTGGACATCGTGCTGCCGATGGTGGAGGCCCACCAGACGTTCCTCAAGGAGATGAGTCAGACGCAGCGAGACATTTCGCAGGCCGTGCAGGAGCAGACCCGCCTGCTCTATGCCCTCCAGCCGCGAGTGGCGACTGACGGCAAGCCTGACGCAACGAGGAACTGAGCATGGGGATGAACGGACGGCTGCTGAGGCCGAAAGGTTCTTCAACGCCTGTGTTCACCGAAGCGGGCTACACCCGCCTGTGGTGCGTGACGGATAAATCCACAGGCAACGTCACCGGGACTGCGGAAT